ACTAATTGTTAATCAACAAGAATCAAATGGGTTTGCTCTTGATTTACAGAAGACCATGTGTTTATATAATCAATTAAAAGATGAAGCTTATGGTTTAGAAAAGTGGGGAAGAACACATTTTGATCCAACAGTTATAGAATTAAAAACAAAAACAAAATATATACCATTTAATATAGGTTCAAGACAACAGATTGCAGAACAATTAGTAAATCTAGGTTGGAAACCAACACATCATACAGATAAAGGTAACATAATAGTAAGCGAAGAAGTATTAGATAGTTTAGATATACCTGAAGCTAAAAAGTTTTCAAGATTTTTATTATTACAAAAACGTATAGCACAAATTAAGTCATGGATAGAAGCATGTAGTGATACAGATGGTAGAGTACATGGGAGAGTACATACATTAAAAACTATTACAGGTCGTATGGCACATCATTCACCTAACATGGCTCAAGTTCCTGCAGTTCGTTCTCCCTATGGAAAAGAGTGTAGGGATTGTTGGACTATTGACAATCCTTATACTCATTCTATAGTAGGTACTGATGCAAGTGGATTAGAATTAAGATGTCTTGCTCATTTAATGAATGATAAAAAGTTTACAGATATATTATTAACAGGAGATGTCCATACATCTAATATGAAAATGGCAGGATTAACTAATAGAGATCAGGCAAAGACATTTATATATGCATTTATGTATGGTGCAGGTGCATCTAAGATAGGTAAGATTGTTGGAGCAGGTGCAAAGGAAGGACAAATATTAATTAATAAATTCCTTTCTAATATGCCTGCTCTTAAAAGAGTACGTGATTCTGTTACGAAAGCATCAAGGAAAGGTGTTATTAAGGGTATAGATGGTAGGTTATTACGTATAAGGAGCCCACATAGTGCTTTAAACACCCTTATACAGGGTGCTGGAGCAGTAGTATGTAAGCTATGGTTAATCAATATGATTAAACGTATTAAACAAACAGGTGTGGATGCTAAACTTATTGCATCTATACATGATGAATACCAATTTGAAGTATCTAATAAAGATATTAATAAATTTGGAAGAGTAACAAAGGATGCTATGAAAGATACTGAGATACAATTACAAATGAAATGTCCTTTAGATAATGAATGGAAGGTAGGAAAGACATGGGCACAGACACATTAGTACAGGAATTTAAAGGTAGAAAAGATCATGCTGATTATATCAAACGTGGTATAGCAGTAGAAAACTATTTTGTTAAGGAAGCAAAGAAGAGAGATTATAATATAGTAATTGCTTCTGAAGAACAAAATATAAAAGAACATATAGATTTAATGCTACAGAAAAAAGGAAAGGAGTTTAGCGTTGATGTAAAAGCAATAAGGACAGGGAATAAAAGTAGAGTACCTGATGATACTTGGATCGTTGTAGAATTTTTAAATACTATGGGTGATAAAGGTTGGCTCTATGGTAGTGCTGACTACATAGTGTTTGAAAGAATAAAAGATTTTGTATTTTGTAGTACAAAAGAATTAGTAGTCCTGGCACATAAACTTGTGAATAGAAATGACAGAGTTTCTAGTTATAAGGATGCTGAATACAAAGTTTGGGGTAGATTATATCAGGGTAAAAAAGATTTAATATCTAGGATGGAGATGTCCAAGATATTAGAATTAAAAAATACTTTTATATGGAAAAAAACTGTTGACATTTCTAATTAGATATGTCATAATTACTTTATTAATAACTAGAAAAGGAGTACACCTATGAGTGTAATAAAAGGAAGTGCATATTGGGCATCAATCGTCAGCCCAAATACTACATTTGATTCAGATGGAGTATGGTCAATAGACGTAGGTAATCTTGATAAGAAAAATATTGAGATTGCTAAGAATGATGGTCTCGAAATTAAGAATAAAGGAGATGATCGTGGAGATTTTGTTACTGTTAAACGTAAAGTTAGACGTAAAGATGGTAACATGAATAAAGCACCTGAAGTTAAGGATGCACAAAAACGTACCATGATTAATACATTAATTGGTAATGGTTCAGAAGTCAATGTACTTTATAGTACATATGAATGGGAGTTCAAAGGTCGTTCTGGAGTATCTGCTGATTTACGTGCTATACAGGTAACTAATTTAGTACCTTACAATGTAGACGCTGATGCAGATGAAGCTTTTGAAGTAGTTCCTGATGGCTTTGTAAGTAACGAAGCTGATGAGGAAGTGTCTTTCGCTTCTTAACCAACCAAGAAAGGATGGAGAGATACTACTGAACGAGTGTCTCTCCATTATTTATTATGAAAACAATAGATACATTAGTCAAAGATATTTATTCTTTATTTGATTCTAATATTGATAATAAAATAGATGAGAAAAAATTAGAAGAAAATTTAGATATATTTGTGAATGGTTTAAAAGAAGTTGTAACTGAATTTTTTAAAGAGAAACCTGCAGTAAAACGTAACTTACGTTTATCTTCTATAGGTAGACCTGCAAGACAACTTTGGTATGATAAAAATTCAGACAAAGATGTAATACCATTAGAACCTAGTACACGTATTAAGTTTTTATATGGACATATTCTTGAGGAAGTATTGCTTCTCTTTACACGTGTTGCAGGACATACAGTAACTGATCAACAAAAACAAATTGATGTTGGTGGTATTAAAGGACACCAAGATTGTATGATTGATGGTGTATTAGTTGATTGTAAGAGTGCATCAGGTAAAAGCTTTGAGAAGTTTGCTAAAGGAAATCTTCATGCTGATGATCCCTTTGGATATATAGCACAAATATCAGCTTATGCTGAAGGTAATAATGTAGATGCAGGAGCATTCCTTGTTATAAATAAACAGAATGGAGAGATATGTTTAACTCATGTACATTCAATGGAAATGATAAATGCTAAAGAAAGAGTTGAATATCTTAAAGGAGTTATGGAGCAAGACAATCCACCTGATAAGTGTTATCCTGATGTGCCTGATGGAGCTAGTGGTAATCGTAAGCTTGCTATTGGTTGCATCTATTGTCCACATAAGCGTACTTGTTGGAGTGATGCGAATGAAGGTAAAGGGTTACGTGTATTTCAGTATGCAAAAGGTTACAGGTTTCTTACGCAAGTTAATAGGACACCTGATGTAGAGGAAGTTAAAACATGGTAAACCATTGGGTTAGGTATGGTACTGAAGAACCTTTTGAAGCTAACCTAGAGAAATTTGGGTTTGTTTATATCATAACCAATACGAAATCAGGTAAAGCATACGTAGGTTGTAAACAATATTTTTCTATGGGTAAGAAAAAAAGAAAACATAAATGGGAGATATATACAGGATCATCTAAATATTTAAATGAAGATATAGAAAAGATAGGTAAGAAACATTTTACATTTGAAGTTATAGCAGAGTATAAAAACAAAAGAAGTCTACGATACTATGAAGCATACTATCAAATGAAATGGAATGTACTTACTGCTGTGATAGAAGGTACAGATGAACAAGCATTTTATAATTCGTATGTAGGTGGAAAATTTTATAGACCTATTGAAAGTTTTGAAGATCCTGAGTTTAGACGAAAAAACTATGAACATTTAATGAAGCATAATAAAGGTACAGCAGGAAAAAAACATCATAAGTATAAAGGTAAAGCAGAATTGTATCTTGATGGTAAACGAATGGTTGTTGATTGTTTAGGAGAATGGGCAAGAAAAAATGGTTATAATAAGGGAAATTTAGGTCACATAGCACGAACAACTAGAGATGGATTTTATATTCATAGTGTTCAAGGTAAAGCAAGGAAATTTACTTGTAAAGGACCTTTAGGAACTATAACCAAAGTAAAATATTTAGGAAAGGAGGTAAAAGATGTCAGTAAAAAAGTCAATGTATGAATCAGCATTATCTGAGTTTGAATCTCAAAGAGATAAAGCTATTTCTACTGCACGTATATACTTGGAACATCCTGTGGGTATAGGAGAACATCCCCAAGTTATTGATGAATTTATTAAGCAAGTAAAAAAAGCTGCTGAAAATGAAGAAGCTATTTATATGTTGCAAAATACATTCCAAGATGAGATAAGTCCAAAAGAAAAATGATAGATGGAACAAGACTATTTCAGTATAACATTGGATGTATCTTCTAAGAATGAAGAACGACCAGAAAGAGTTTTATTTTTATCTGTTATACTACAAGCATTGTTAGATGCTACTAAAACAAAGAGTAAAGTTGAGACTCCTCAAACAAGTATTGAGAGAGAACGAGCACGTGCATGGTTTTTCTGTAGTGTAGGTGTAACGTGTGATGATTTTGAGGATGTATGTTATAATGCAGGTCTTAGTCCTGAATATACAAGAAGCTTTGCATATAAAGTAATTAACTCAAAGGAGATAGGATATGTCAGACAAAAAATTAAAAGAGTCTTCGATAAAAAATGAGAGGTATGATGAGTATATGGCAAGAAGAAGTGCTGAAGAAAGATTAATAAAAGGTACGTATAAATATGAATATGATAACGCTACTAATAAACAAATAGGTGGAGATCATTATAAAAATTGTGCAATACAACCAATAGATTATATTGTTAAAAATAATCTTGACTTTCTAGAAGGAAATGTGGTAAAATACATTACTAGACATAAGACAAAGGGTGAAGGTAAAAAAGATATAGAAAAAGTAATTCATTATGCAGAATTAATATTAGAATTAAAATATGGAAAGGAAAAATAGATGGCATCATTGATGGGTAGTAATTATTTACCTACTGAATACCAATCATTTATACATATGTCTAGGTATTCAAGATGGTTAGAAGAGGAAGGTAGAAGAGAGACATGGAGTGAAACTGTAGGTAGATTAATTCT